TTCATGTAACCCTTCTTAATTGTAGGTAACATGTGGTCTGGATAACCATCGTAGTGCATATACACTGACTCTATTTTTCCTCTTTTAGAAATAATACCAACTTGTGATCTGGTACCTTCTTCAATGATAGCTAAAGACTCAGATACTTCAGAAGCACCTAGCTTAGCAAAAAATTTGTTTCTGTCTTCTTCGTTTAAATCTTTTACAGATGTAACGCCGAACTCAGATAATAATGTTTCGAATTGATAAGCTGACTCTGTACGAGCTGCTTTTTGTTCCTCTTGAAGCTTTAAGTCTGCAGCAGCTTTTGATGCTGTAGCAAAATCTTCAAAAGATTGTAGTTTTAATGAACCCATTTTTATTAAATTTATTTTTTAATACTTTACTATTGTATTATATATCACCGTCAAAAGTAACATTTTTTATCTCAAACGGGAACTTCTGTTCCTTATAGATCTTTTGACGCGCTTTGGAATGTCTAATAAGATAGTTATCCCAGTCTGGTGATGATAAGTCATCTACAAAATCAATAATATTTACCTCTGATTTTGTATGGTGTTTTCTTAGCCCTCTACCGATTGATTGTCTAATTATGACTTCCGATTTAAACGATTCGGTAAAGAAGATATTATGTATTTTCTTAATCGAGATCCCTGTTGAGAACGTACCATAAGAGGCAACAATGACAACCTGCGCACCTGCTTCCATCTTCTTCTTGTATTCTTCACGGATGTCCTTGTCGGTATTACCGTCCACATAATAGATGGGTTTGTCACTATCTTGGCGCAGTTTCTCATAAATTCTTTTACCGTGTTCGATTCGGTGGAAAAGAACAAGGCTATTCCCACGTACTCTGGAAATAATGTTGCAAATGAAAGCCAAACGCCCTGTTGAATTGATGACATAATTACTTTCAAATCTGAAAACGTCTTTACTTTCATATCTGTTTTGAGACATCTCATAAAAAGCATTCTTTGTGCTCTGAGGTGCATAATCCATTTTTATTACTTTCACATTACAACCTGCAATGTGACCTTCATCTTGAAGGAATGCCGCATTGACCTCTGTAATTACAGGGCCTGTATGTGCCATTAGGGTTAATCTATCTAACGTCTTTGCTTTTGGAATTGTCCCCGAGAGTCCAAATCGATAGTTTGCAGCAGTACATTTTTGTAGAATTGTTTTAATAGAGGTAGACTTAGCCTTGTGAGTCTCATCGATAATTACAGCGTCAAACTGTTCAAAATATTCTTTATCTTTCTTAACAAGAGATTGATACGTACCAATTACCATGTTTCTACCTGGTCTAATCTTTTGACCAGAATAGATCTGTTGTACCTTAATATTCGTTGCATTACGCCAGTTATAGTCCATAAAGTCCTCAGAGGCCTGTACAACTAACGAAACGTTTGGGACAATAAGTAATATCCTTCCAGCCTTGCCCTTCTCTAACATATACGCAATAGCCATATACGTTATCAAGGTTTTACCAGCTGATGTTGCTAATTCACTTAGACATCTTCTAAATTTTAGGATATTATATGCTGCCTCGATTTGATAATCTCTTGGGTCTAATTCATGGCCATCAAAATAGTCTTCTGCCCACTTTGTAAACTCTTCTTGTTTTACCGAAGGATCGAATAGTGAAGTAACACCATTCATCTTTAACTCGAACTTGTATTGTTTACACAGATCCATCACCTCTTTCCAAAGTCCAGATGGAATCCACTTATCATCCTTAATATAGGAGATATAGCCATCCCATAACCCTTTCTTCACAAGAGGGTGAAAGCGCCAGTTTTCAATTCTACGATTAAATGTAATATTGAGTTGTTCTATTTCTAGTTCACTCGCCTCATCAATACGCAGAAACTGCTTATTATCTGTTAAACTCAGTTCCATTTTATAGTCCGTTTAGAGACAATCTATTTCTTATTGCAAAGCCCATATTGTCCAGGGTCTTCACTGAGTCTCTAAAGAATTCTAGTTGATTTTCAAGATGAGATAATACCATGTTCTCATCTGCTAGGTCATTCTCTAGAAACTTCTCTTTCTGTTTCTCGCCTAGTTTATAGTCGTAATTATAGTAGCGGATATACGCCTCTCTGTATCTAGCAGAGACCGCAATCTTCTGTTCTCTTATCTTTACGTTTAGATATGCAATCTGATCTACGCAGGTCTGTCTTGATGATAACACATTGGCTATCACTTCTTCCATTCCATCTACTTTCTTTAGTCCCCTTGCAAGACCTCTAATAGTATCAGACCACTGTTGTCTTTGAGCACTCAACTTTTGGTCCAGTGCCTGAATCTTTTCTTTACTCATATTAGTTATATTAGAACAATGACTTTTTGTTTGGATTTGACCTTACAAACTTAGAGGCTTTTTGGCCCTTCTTAAGTTTAGGTTTTTCCACAACAAAGTCTTTGCTCTCCACGTTAAACTCTTCAGCATCAAAACCCACAATGAGTTTATTGCCCTTAAATCTCTGGGAGTCCTTAAAAAAGTCTTCTAATTTATCTTCCATTTCTTCTATACGTACCATAGATCTAATTCGCTTGATGTGAAATACTTTTCTATTTGCTTCCATGCATCTGATTTTTGCTGGTAGCATACTTTCACCAAGTCGTTTAGGTCCTTGATATTATATGTATCTAGCTTAAAATCAGTAAGAAATTTAGACCACATAAATACTGGTCTACCCTTCTTTAGCTTCTCTGCCATTTTCTTTTTACCTGTAGTATCGTTATCAAACATATAACGTACTGTTGCCATCTCATCAAATTCTTCTGTCGATCGACCGGCAGTGGCCAATGCTAATGAGTTGTGCATAAACTTTGCGTCAAGTGGTCCTTCAAATAGAGTTACTGGTTGTTGGAAATTAACCTGCATAATACCAAATAGTGTTGATGCCTTTGCAAGTTTATTTAATTCCTCTTGTGGTAACTCAAGTGGTTTATTCCACTCTTCATAGAGTTTAGGTAGATCATAAGTCAAATACCTTGACCCATAGCCTTTCATTCGTCTGGATTGTGCGCCGATAATTTTACCTTCCATTCCCTTATTTAAAATCCAAAGGCGATTACCTTTAGGGGAAAATAAGAACTCATCAGCTTTATTGTGTAACAGCCTATCTTTAAGCTGAAACCATATCCAGTCTCCTGGTTCAATTTTTTTAGCGCCAAATATCTGTTTAAACTCTGCTACAGTTAGTGCCTTCTCTTGGACGCTTGCAAGTGAGGCGTTTTGTAATACTTGTTCTTGGCTAACCTGAGTCTTATTGGCTTTAATATAGTCAATAATAGTAAATGAGTCGCCTGAATTAGGCATTCTCACTTGATGGTCTTTTAAGAACGTGTGTAAATTGGTGTGGTGTGAACAGTTGTAGCAATGATACTGTAAAGTGTCCCAATACATGTTACCTCTCTTCTTGGTATCATCTTCATGGGAATCACCACAATAAGGACACGCCAGGGTTATACGCCCTGGCATGTCTTTAAGTAGTTGCTTGTTAGGAGTAGTATGATGTTCTACACAAACTTGTTTTAGTGCGACTTTAATTCTACTCTTAAGCTCCTCAGTTATTTGTATATTAGAGGTTGAGGTCATTCAAGAAAGAATCTAAATCATCATCCGTGTTTGCCTTCGCTGGTTCTTCAGTCTTAGTTGCTGTTGCTGTTGCAGCTGCTACTGGAGTTGCTTCTCTCTGTGGCTCTGCCTTTGGAGCAGTTTTTGTAGCCGGAGTTGAAGTTACCTCTGCGATAGAATCACCTGGATTTAGATACATTCTTAGAACGTTATTTACGAATGCTCTTGTGTCTTCATCCCAAGCTTTGTAGTCATAGCCTGCAAGTGAAGGAGCGCCTTCTAGTTCTGCCTTAATAGCTGTCATACTATCTTGAGATCTTTCCGCTGGAGTGTCTCCCATTACGATAGCTGATTTGTTAGCTGAGAATTTCGACTTATCATAGTTATTATATTCACCTTGTCTTGTGATAACTAACTCAAAGTTCTTACCTTCGAAAAGGTCGAATACTTGTGTTGGCTCACCGAAATCAGGCTTCAATTCTGAGTCGATTTTCTCTTTGATCTTGTAACCAAACTTGAATACTTTGTAAGTACCCTCTAGTTCTGGGTTTTGTGGATCTTTAATAATTTTGATAAGAGAATAATACTGTTGGCGTCTCTTTAGTTTCTCAGAAGACTTTCTGTCTACTGCTGAATCTGACTTTCTCAATTTCCAGAATACATCTGCAATTGGACAGTGCTCGCCAATAGTTTGTGGAGAGTCCACTAGTTTTCCATCTCCATTAGAGTTAGTTAACCAGTGTACGTACTTTTGAATCAGAGATTTTCTTGGGTTCTCTGGGTTTGGAACAAAACGCACTAGTGCTTTGTAAGTTCCGTCTTTGCCGTCATCGGCAGTTGGTTTGTAAACTTCGTTTACGGTTGTTCTTTCTGGCTGATGCGTTTCTACGTCTTCTACGCCAAGATTAAAAATGTCAAATGAATCACTCATAATACTTAAAATTGTTTAAAATGTTTATTACTTTGAAATTACTTTAATGTTCTTTCAGTTCCTTATAGTTGTACAATATACAATAGTTTCAATCTAGTGTTAAATAAGCTGGATTGTACCCAGACCTCGGGTCTGTAGGTAATTCCTTCCATCTGCCATCCTCTTGCTTAATCAGCCCTGATTTGTGTAGTAAGTCCTCACGTTCTTTCGAAGTGATTGCGTTAGCTTCCACCATTTGTTTTAGGATTTCGCTGAGACGAAAGTAGTCCGCTGTTATCAACATGTCAATTAGTACTTTTGTTTATTATACATATTATATATCTAAATTTAGATTTGTTTCTTCATAATATGTTAATAACTTTTTTACAAAATAATTGCGTCAGAATTTTTTTATGTCAATTATTTTTCGTATATTAGTACTGTAATTAAAAACTAATAAACATGAGTAATCCACACTACGAATACCAATTAAAATTAGACGCTATGAAGAAACATACTAAATTGTCGTCGAGAAACAAAACGCTTCTTTTAATGGGGGCTAAGACCACTGGAAGCTTTCTAGAGGGTTATTATTATATAGAGGAAAGTTTATACATCGATGAGGCTGCCTCGCTCCATTCGTTCTGTACGTGGATTGACGACCATATTGGTGGCGCAGGTCCAGCAAACATTGATATGCTCTGGTTAGGGTTTAAATATCCTGAAGTAGATAGGTATTCTGAAGCATGCGTCGAAATTAAAAAAGAAATGGACAAAATTAAATCATACTGCTAATATGAAAGATTTTAAATGTGTAATTTGCGAGAAGACTATTAAAGACCAATACGGTAACAATCCAGACCCAATAAAAACTAGGGGTAAATGTTGTGACTCATGTAACTGGAAGGTTGTAATTCCTGCCAGGATGGTTTACTACTCTTAACTATAATCAACAACTAAATACAGGAGGTGTCCTATGTCTTGGGACCACAGACCTTGGGAAATGCAATCACGCCAACGCTATGAAATGGAGTGGGAAAGGCGTGAGTTTAAACGGCTTGAAATAGCTGAAGAACTAAGACTTGAAAAAAAGTTGAATAAAATTGAAACCTTTTCTGGGAACTCGCATATAAGGCATGTCTTTAAGGCCAAAGAAAGATAAGTACCATTCCAGGGCTGAGGGCAGAGACTAGGCTGAAGGCAGAGATTAGGACAGTTTTGGAGTCCCGCGGTTTGAAGCAGATTTGGTTAGTCTGGCAAATTTTCCCCAAGTTGCTGAAGCAAATAATGATTAAGGAACCAGGCATCGACTAGATCATCAAATGGTTTCGGGACTTTCTTAACCTCATCACCTATATCATTTACACAATACTTAAATAAAGAAGTCTTAGCTAACTCTGGACTATCTACTATATTATTTAAGAAGGCAACCCAAAGAGCTAACTTATTCATATTCCCTTTACCAGCATGTTTCTTAATTGTAGTAGGTGCAACAGTCAGTAAATTTTTGACCTCGAGTTGATTTATCATTTGTTCTTTAAGGATCGCAGCTCCTGCTGCCATGTCGATCATATTATTAGTTCCCATTTTAGAACCGTATGATGTACCTTCGAATGCTATATGATAATCTTGTTTCGTCTTAGTTATATTGACGATTAGGTTAATAATATCGTCGGCTGTCTTAATGTATCTCTTGATTTTTGCGAACTCGTTCTTAGAGTAATCTCCAACTGAAGATTTCCAATCGGGTTGATGAACTAGCGTCACATCAGAGAAAGTACTTATTTCTTCTTGACGTTTTTGCTCGGCCTTTGTACCAGAGCCAGCTTTAATATATGAGATAAATTGATATTCATTCGTGTCAGATTGCCAGACACAAATACCAGGGGAATTAAGCGAGAAGTCAACAGTAACTAAATTCAAATTAGAATCTTTTACCCATCGCAGCACCAAGAGCGGCACCGACTAATCTGGAGGTTAATAGATCGTAGAATATACCTTTTTGAATACCTAGTACTTTAGCTAACATCTTACCGATAGATTTTCCTAAGGCAAAACCGGTTAAACCACCGATAATAGAACCTAAAAGACCCTCTTCAACTAGGTCTTCTTCTAATCTGTCTAAATCAAATTCACCAGTCTCTTCATTTAAGTATTGTTTTACAAACTCTTCTAGAGCTTGGTCAACTTTTTCCTCTAATTCAGGAGTCCACTCAGACTGTAGGCCTTCTGTTAATAGAGCCATATCAGTTTCTGTGAGTTGTTGTTCAACTAAGTAATCATTAAATGTTTTCATAATGTATATATCGTTTAATCTATTTCTAATCTTAGGTCGAGTTTATTATAGAAGAATGTACATTCAAATGTACTAAAGTCTGCTACATTTTCAGCCATGTTTAGATTTAACTCATTAATTGAGTTCATAATTATTTTATTGAATTCCATATAAGCTACAGAGGCACCTTCCGCATCTAGAATTCTAAGAGTCATCGGTTCAATATATGGCTCTTTAGTTTGTCTTGCGTAATAATATAGAAGCGTATCCATCATAACCCAATAATTAATAAACCCATCTAATAACTGAAACGTAACCGTAAATTCTCTAGTTATTGTATTTTGGATTGGAACAGCTCCTCTATGGTATCTTGTTGTTCCATCATTATCGGCTTGCGTAATTGGGTCAAACGATATACCAGGAATATTAAGGCCTTGAATAGAGTAATTGACAAAATCAATTGGTTCTGCTAACAGACCGCCTGGCACTTTATTCAAATATGCTCTGTACTTCTCAGCCACTTCATCAGGGATAAAGTTTCTTGGGAATCTAAAATCGTATGCGTTATTTCTACTATTTAATACCATTAGCTAAGTGTGAATTTACCTTTTGTTACCATGGTTTCATCTGTGCCATTATCTAAACTAATATAGAATGTCTTAGATTTCATACCTCTAATTGTGTTAGCGTTCTGTTCGTTAATCTTAAATAAGACTTCACCTTTACCCATATCAATATCTTTATTATAGACATGGTTAAACTTCAATTTGGTATTACCATCGTTAAAGGTTAATATCACTAGCTCTGCATTTTCAAAAGAGATATATTCAAAATCATCACCTCTCTTTTTAGCAATAACAAATTTTACATAAGTTGCGAATGGGGGGATTGAAATACTTAAGTCTCCTTCATTTACGAACTCTGAAGTTTCTAATTCTTCAACGCTTGCTAATAATTCACTACCAACACCACTACCAGAGCCAGAACCAGAACTTAATCTTTGTAAGTCTACTCTAGCACTAGATGCAATTACATTATATCTTTCTAAAAAGACTGGTACATATTTTACGGGTCTAGGTAGATTATCAGTAATAAAACCCTCTACTGTTTTATTAGAAGTTAAACTAGGTAATATATTATAGACTTCTGTCATTATATTAGGACTATCAATCTTTAATCTAGCTAATTTCTTTCCGTATCTAGAAGCTTGTGAAGTTGTTAAACTTGCTCTCTTTGTAATTTGAGTATTATCTGTTTGATTGTAAATTCTCATAGTTACATCAATTGAGAAGTTTACAGCATTATTTGCATTTTGAATCACTGGCCTAAAAGTAATAGGAGTACTAAAATCTTCATATTGAGTAAATGTATTACTTGAAGTTTTAATTTGTGATGTACCAACTTGTTCAAAAACATCAACATCAAATATTACAACAATATCATCTGATGAGGACTGAATTCTACTTAAAATATGTCCCTCAAATCCGGCAATAGAATTATCCTTCTCACCGTAAATTTTAAAGTAGTCTCCATCTTCTG